GTTATGGCGCAGCCGATGGCGATTTTGTGACCATCTCTGGGGTAATTGGTGCGGTAAATGGTATCCCCGCCGCCGCACTTAACAAAGAGTTTCGCCTGACCTACATTGACGCCAGCACCTACAGTATCGTGGTTAGCTCCCCCGCTACTAGCTCAGGCACAACGGGCGCCTGCACCGCAGAGTATCAAATCAGTATTGGCGGTGAGATTTACACCGTAGGTCTTGGCTGGGGTGCTGGCGGCTTTGGTGGCGTTACGGGTACCTCGACTCCGACAGGCTGGGGCATGCCTACTCCTGCTGGGGTGGGCGTTGGGGTGCAGATGCGCCTGTGGAGCCAAGACAACTTCGGCGACTACCTCGTGATGAACCCCCGTGGCGGCGCACTGTACTTATGGGTGCCATCTGCATCGGCGTCTACGTTCTACCGCGCTCAGGTGCTGTCGCCCACAAACACAAATACGCAAGAAGGCGTGGCGTATTGGACTACTGACGCAGACTGCCCTACGGTTGCCAACTCCGTGGCCACCTCGGATACGTCGCGCTTTGTGATTGCGTTTGGTTGCAATGACTACGGTTCTGCGGAACTCGATCCGCTGCTAGTTCGTTGGTCTGACCAAGAAAGTTACGCCGTTTGGACCCCTTCGGCGACCAACCAAGCAGGTAGCTACCGACTGAGTATCGGCTCCAGCATCGTAGCTGAATTGCAGTCTCGTCAGGAAATCTTGGTCTGGACAGATTCCGCGCTGTACTCGATGCAATACATCGGCCCACCGTACGTGTGGAGCTTTCAAATCCTTACGGACAATATCTCGATTGTGTCCCCCAACGCCGTGGCCACGGCTGACGCTGTACTGCCCTCTGCGCCAGTACATTTTTGGTGACATCAACCCCGAGCAGGCGTATCAGTTCTTTGCTGGTACCAACGAAGGCTTCAACGAGGCGTGGTTCTTCTACTGCTCGGCCAACTCCACAGTAATTGACCGCTACGTTATCTACAACTATCTGGAAAAAACGTGGGCCTACGGCAACCTTGAGCGCACTGCGTGGCTTGATGCTCCAGCACGTGGATATCCTGTGGCTGCTGGCTATGACGGCATGGTTATCTACCATGAAGACGGCGTGGATGACGGCACTACAAACCCGCCTTCCCCGATCAGCTCCTACATCCAGTCCGCTGACTTCGACATCGGCGACGGCCACAACTATGGCTTTGTCTGGCGCATGATTCCGGACATTACGTTTGACGGCTCCTACGTCAACAACCCTGACGTCACGTTCACCTTGCGTCCACGGCAAAACCCCGGCTCTGCGTACAGCACAAGTGACACTCCCAGTGTTACCAGTACGCAGAACTACCAAGGCCAGCGCAATTACACAGTGCAGCAGTTCACCCAGATCATTTATACCCGCGTGCGCGGGCGCCAGATGGCATTCAAAGTGAGCTCGACCGGTCTTGGTGTGCAGTGGCAGTTGGGGGTTCCGCGACTGGACGTCAGGCCTGACGGCAGACGATAAACTAAAGTACTAAAATGACTGTACGTAACCAGCTTAACTCCATCGCGCCGCCGCGCCTACCAACCGCTACGGATGAGTACGAGCGGTATCTACAGGATCAGATGCTCAACATCTTGCGCCTGTATTTCAACCAGATCAACAGCACGATTAACTCGGTTATTGGTACAAATGGCGGTCAGTACGTCGACTGCCCCAACGCTCTGTTTTTCAATACGGCTGACCAGACTTTTGCGGTGGCGAATACAGCGTACGCGGTCGTATACAACCAGACATATCTGAATAATGCCGTGGCATTGCAGTCCGGCAGTACCAGCAAAATCGAAGTCACAGTTAGCGGAATCTACAACTTCCAGTACAGCGGGCAGCTTGAGAGCACAAACAGCAGCGCAAAAAACTTCTTCTTGTGGATTAGCCGCGACGGTACAGACATTGGGTACTCGACCCGGGCGTACAGTATTTCTGGAAGCGGTACCTATGCGCCTATATCGTTCTCGTTCGATATTGACCTGCAGGCTGGGCAGTATATTGAGCTGATGTCCTCAGCGTCCGACACCTCGTTGAACCTAGGCGCGTCTACCGCCTCAAGCCCCCACCCGGGAATCCCATCGTCTGTGATGACGGTTAACTTTGTCGCACCGCTGCCAGCTGTATTGCCGACACCGCCGTCCCCCTGATAAACTTGGAGGTATTATGAGCCTGCAAATCGCCGCAAACCATCTAGCTTCCAAGGGCCGTGGCCCGGATACACAGCTTGTCCACATGGCCCCCAATGAAGTGGCGGGTCTGCAAGCACTTGCAAAAGCTCATGGCGGCTCTCTGACGATCAACCCGGAAACGGGTCTGGCTGAAGCAGGCTTCTTGTCGAACATCCTGCCAACCGTGATTGGCGCGGGCTTGATGGCCTCGGGTGTTGGCTCTCCTTTGGCGATTGGTTTGATGACCGGTGCAGCGGGTACCCTCATTTCGGGTGACCTGAAGAAAGGTTTGATGGCCGGTCTCGGTGCCTATGGCGGCGCAGGCATGATGGGTAGTGTGTTGGGCGCTGGTGCTGGCGCAGCTATGGAAGCCGCCCCCCTAGCGGGCGGTATCGACGGCACAACGGCTGCTATGCAAGGTGGTTTTGGGGCTGGGGCTGAACAGCTCGGGTCTGTAGCTGGGCAAGGCGCTGCTGCGGCTACCCCCGCACAGGTGACTGGCATTCCCGGGTTTGGCGGTAGCTCCGTTGGGCTAACACCTCCGCCATCGTTCACACCCCCTGTGGCCGCAGTGCCCACACCATCTCCAGCACCGGTAACGCAGATGCCTGTTGACTACGCTGCGCGTAATCAAGCTATGGCGGATGCTGCCAAGCAGCAGATGGGGATTAATGACGCATCGTTCGCCGATAAGTTGGCAAGCGCGCCTGACCGTATTGGTAAGGGCATCAGTGGGATCATGCAAAACCCATCCCAACTCATGACTGGCGAGAACTTGCGCTACGGTCTGGCTGCTGCCGCACCCGCGCTGATGGCAACGCCTCAGCAGGCAGGGTACACCCCGGACACCGAACAGTCCAAGTTCACTTACAGCCCCGGTCGTGTACAGAACCCCGAAGAAGGCTACACTGGCCACGCTACCGGCGAACGTACGTATTTCCGTCCTGCGTATACCCGTTTGGCTGACGGTGGTCCTGTCGGGGCTATGTCGGATCGTAACGAGCAGCTCACGCTCTTGGCCAATGGTGGCCAGCAGTTTGCTGACGGCGGAACCGTTGACTACGAATTTGATCCCGTCACACGTCAATACAAGAAAAAAGAAGCCGCGGCACCCATCGGTGCTGTAGCACCGATCATGGCTACCACCACGTCTGGTGGTATTAGCGCGGGGCTTGACCCCCGTACGGCTGCCTTCTTGGACGCAGAAACCCCTGCTGCGCGCGATGCGCGTATGCAAAACGTCTCGAACATCATTGGCATGCTGGCTCCCGGCTCCATGATTAACGCCGCCGCTCAGGGTATTGGCGCTCTGGTTGGTAATCAAGCACAGCCGTACGGCGGTGTACCAGTCGTGAACATGGGTTCGGATACCGGGTTCGGTGGTTACGGGGGTATTGATGGTACGGGCGCTGCCATGACGGCTGCGGATGCCGACGCTGCGTATAGTGCAGATAGCTACAGTGGCGGTGATTCCGGCGGTGAGGGCAACGCTGCTGGCGGTCCTATCGGCTACGCCAAAGGCACCTTCCTGCGCGGCCCGGGTGATGGCGTATCTGATTCCATCCCCGCTACGATCAACGGCAAGCAGCCTGCACGTCTGGCTGATGGTGAGTTTGTGGTGCCAGCTCGCATCGTTTCTGAGCTGGGCAATGGCTCCTCGGAAGCTGGCGCACGTAAGCTGTACGCCATGATGGACCGTATCCAGAAAGCCCGAGCCAATACCGTCGGAAAAGATAAGGTTGCGAAAGACTCAAAAGCTGAGAAAATGCTACCTGCATGAACATCACGCTGATCCCTGTTGGCAAGCTGGCGGACGTAGTGCCGCACGTACTCCCGTTTATTCGAGAGTCTGAACAGTGGGCCCGGGGGCGTGTAACTGCCGATGACCTGCTGCGGTTTGCCCTTACAGGTGCCATGCAGCTCTGGGCGGTGCATGAAGAGGGTGTCGTTCACGGGCACGTGATGACCGAGATCAAGCAGTACCCGCAGTGCAAAATGCTGACCATTCAGTATTGCGCCATGGCGCCGGGGTCGCTGGAACAGATTGAAGATGAGATGCAGCGCGTCGCTGCCCAGTTTGCAGCCGATGCTGGTTGCGCTGGTATTGAATTTGTGGGCCGTCCGGGTTGGCGCGATACCGCCAAAAAGTACGGGTATGAGGTGCAGAGTGTGATGTACCAAAAGTTTTTTGAGGTGGCCAAATGATTATCCCGAACAAATTTAGCGGCTATGGCGAAGGCGGTCGTGTTACGTCTGTTCGTCGAGTTTTTGACTCTGGCGGCGGTGGCGGCAGTCCTACCCAAACGCAGGTCTCCGATCTGCCGGACTGGGCTAAACCCTATGCCAAGGACACGCTCGGCCAAGCCGCTGCGTTGACTGACGTTAACCAAAACCCATACCAGACGTATGGTGGGCAGCGTATTGCAGACTTCTCTGGGCTGCAGACCCAAGCACAAACGGCTGCGGGTAACCTGACAAACGCCCCCCAGATGGCTGCCGCCACTGGCATCGCCGGGCAGGCCGCAGGCCAAGCGCTGGGTGCTGGCAGCAACTTCAACCCCTACCAAGCGTCGATGATGAGCGTGCAGGCCCCGGGCTTGCAGAACTTCCAGATGGGTCCGGCCCAGCAGGTGCGCACGCAGTCGTTCGTCCAACCCGGCGCTGCCGAGTCCTATATGAACCCCTACATGCAGAATGTAGTGGACATCCAAAAGCGCGAAGCCTCGCGTCAGTCCGACATCTTGCGTAATCAGCAGCAGGCGCAGGCTGTGGGCGCTGGGGCTTTTGGTGGCTCCCGTCAGGCCATCGTAGAAGCTGAGCGCCAGCGCAATCTGGGCCAGCAGCTCGGGGACATCCAAGCGCAAGGTTCGCAAGCCGCGTTCAACGCAGCCCAACAGCAGTTCAACGCCGAGCAGCAAGCGCGTCTGGCTGCGCAGCAGGCCAACCAACAGGCAGGTCTCACGACCGGCCAAGCCAACCTGCAGGCACTCTTGGGCGTGCAGAATCTGGGCGCTACTCAAGGTCTGGCTGCGCAGCAGGCCAACCAACAAGCCTTCCAAAACGCTCAGCAGTTGGCGGAGCAGTCGCGCCAGTACGGCGCAGGTCTCGGCTTGCAAGGTCTGCAGACGGCCCTTACCGGTGCCGGTCAGTTGGCCAACATCGGCCAGCAGCAGTTCGCTCAGAATCAAGACATCATCAACCTGCAGAATCAGATGGGTCAGCAACAGCAGGCCCAGCAGCAGAATGTCTTGTCGCAACAGTATCAGGACTTCCTCAACCAGCAGAAGTATCCGTACCAGCAGCTGGAGTTCATGTCGAACATCCTGCGCGGCACCCCGATGGGTACCGTTCAAACGCTGTACGGCGCGGAGGCGTCCCCCATTTCTCAGCTGGCCGGTCTGGGCACCGCTGCGTATGGTGCGAGCAAATTGATGGCTGAAGGCGGTAGTGTGGACACGCCGTCCAACGGCCTGATGGATTTGGCGATTGCCGAAATGATGGGGGGCGATGTAGCATGATGAACGTCGAACAGATCACCTCGCAACTGGCCATGATGCCAGATGCTTCGCTGCAGAAGTACGCCATGATGCACAAGGATGACCCTTACATCATGGCTCTGGCAGTGTCGGAATCCCGTCGCCGTAAGCAGATGCGCGCCGCTGGCGCCATGCAGAACCCCGCTGCCCAGCCCCAGCCTAAAGTAGCCGACCAAGCTCTGATGGAGATGGGTGGCGGTGTGGACCAGCTCCCCGTGCAGGACATGGACTTTGCCGGTGGCGGCATTGTGGCGTTCGCAGAAGGCGGCAAGACGTACGAAACTCCGTACGATCGCATGAATCGTGAGAACCGTGAGCGCGCGGCGCGCGAAGAGGCGGAACGCCTCGCCGCAATTGAAGCCGCTGGTAACAGCACCATGCCGTACAGCGAGCAGATGAGTCGACTGGGCAGTGCTGTAGTTGGCGGCCTGAGCGATTTGGGCAAGACATTGGTTAGCGCTCCCGGCTACGGGCTGAGCAAAGACTCTCCGGCCCCGGCATCAGACGTTCCTTATGACCCCGCTACGGCCACTCGTCGCAGTGCGTATGAAACCCAAGGTGCACCGGGTTCGCAGGGTACGCCAGCTGCCGCAGGCGGACTTGGTGCTACTCCCGAAGCTGCCGCGCTCAAAGGCGCTGGTATCGGTGCTCCGTCTGTCAAAGGCGCCCAGCAAACCGCTGAGCAGTTCTACGACACCAAGAGCATGCGCGACGACCTTGAGAAGTATCAGCAGGAAGAGAAAGCCGCAGTCGAGGCCGCTCGTAAGCGCCGTCTGGAGGGCAAGCCCGAAGGCAAGGCGTATTCCAAGTTCGAGGAAATGCTGCAGCAAGAGGAAGCTGGCGCAGCCAAAGAGCGTGACGAAGCCACGGGCGTAGCCGTCCTCAAGGCCGGACTGGCCATGATGTCTGGAACTTCCCCCAACGCATTCGCAAACATCGGCAAGGGTGCCATGGAAGGTCTGGGCGAGTACACCGGCGCCATGAAGGACCTGAAGAAAGCCGCCAAGGAGCGCCAGAAAGCGTTTGCCGACATCGAGAACGCCCGCCGCGCAGAAGAGCGCGACGATTGGAAGACTGCCCGTGACTTCGAGGACAAAGCCGACGCCAGACTGGCCAAGGCCCGCGAGGTTGGCGTCAAGGGTATTATGGACATCACCGGCAAGAGTGCCGAGATTGCGTCTGGTATCTACAAGACCCAAGTCACCGAAGCTGGCAGCATGCAGCGTACCGCCATGCTGGCGGGTGCCCGCGATGGGGGTGGCGACAAGCAGACTCTCAACGAACTCAAAGCCCTGCAGACCAACTTGCAGAACCAGCTCAAGACGGAGTTCAACAAAGAGATGCGCGCATCCATCAACGCGCAGCTGGCCCAAGTCAACGCACGGATTGCGCAAATGGCAGGTCTCGGTACAATGGGGGGAGCCCCCGGCGCGCCAAGCCCCGGCGGAACCATGTCTGGCTGGGGCAAAGCCTCAGTAGTTAACCCGTAACGACCATGCCACTCTACCGCATCACAGCCCCCAACGGACAAACCTACGAGATTGAAGGCCCCCCGGGGGCAAGTGATGCGGAGGTCGCGCAAGCGGTCATGGCGCAGCACCCTGAAGCGGGTCGCGCCGCCCCCGAAACAACTGTCGGTGGCAACATCAAAGAAGCAGTCAAGGGCGTTCTGCCCGGGGCTGTCGGGCTGCTGGAGTCTGCGGCCACTGGCGCTTCTGCGCTCCTCCCCGATGAAATGGAACCCGCCGTACGCGAGAAGATCGCGTCGATCGCTGGCGCCGCCAAGAAACCATTTGCAGCTGCTGAAGGCTACGAGGACTCGGTTGGCCGGCGTATCGGTGAAGGCCTTGGCTCTATCCTACCCGTAGCCCCCCTTGGCTTTTTGGGTTTGCCCGGCGTCGCCGCTGGCGTCGGTGTGGGTCTGGCCTCTGGTGCTGGCGAAGCCCGTGTCCGTGCTGAACAAGCTGGCGCTACCGCTGAAGAGCGTGGCACTGCCACTGCCGCAGGTACCATCCCGGGCGCATTTGATACGGCCATCGACATGGCGTTGGCTGCGCTCCCCGGTGGGGTGGGCAAGTCGCTGAGCGTGGTTCGCCGCGCTTTGGTGTCGGGCGGTGTGGAAGGTGCCACGGAAGCTGCACAGGCCATCGCACAAAACTTGATCGCCAAAGGCGTATACAAGCCTGACCAAGCACTTTTGGAGAGTGCCGGTGAAGAAGGTGCCTACGGCGCTGGTGTGGGCGCGATCGCCAGTGTTCTGCTGGATATGGCAATTCCCGGGCGCAGTTATGGGTCGCGACTACCCGCACAGGAAAAACCCGGAGCAGAGCCGGGCGCCCAAGGCGAGATGTTCACCCCTGCTGAGATGGGCGTGGGCCGAGCTCCTGCTACTACCGCAGCTGAGCAAGCTATTACCGAACCGGCAGCCGCTACTACCGAAGGTCAGATGGACCTTGGCCTCGACTTCCAGCGTGAGATTGAGCAACTGTATCTGGAGCGCGAGCGTCTCAAGCAGGCCGAGCAGACCCCTGAAGTCAAGCAGCGCGTGGCCGACCTGTCAGACCAGATCAGCAGCTACGAAGAAATGAGCGTGGCCGAGCGCCGTGCGCAGGCCGCCACGGAAGCTGAGCAGGCTGCAAAAGACGCCCGTGGACGTGAGACGTTCCCGGCTCTGGCCAATGCCCCCGAGCTCATGGCCCAATCTGATGAGGTCAAAGCCCGCACTCAAGGCGACTTGTTTGGTGGCGAGCCTGCTGCAATTACCCCTGCAGCCGCTGAACCTATGGAGCCGAGCGCACCCACCCCGGTGCCGCCCTATGCCCGAACAGGCCCGTATCAATACAAGCTGCCGCTGCGCGCGCAGCCGACGCCCACTACGTTCACCATGCAGGACGTGGAGAACACCGGCATCGCCCCGAGCACAACCCGTGGCTGGTTCGAGCAGAACGTAGCCGGCAAAACGCAGGATGAAGTGCAGCAGCTGGTGACCAAAAACCCGAGCCTGTTGGAAGGCAAGGGCAAGCGCGCCAAGATTCTGCGCGAGCTGCTGGCTCCGCAAGCCGCGCCATTTACTGAGGAGAAACCACGTGTCCCGAAGGCCCCTATTCCTAAAGCTGAACAGCGACCTGAGCCCAGAGCAAGTGAGCCTAGCGTGGCAGTACCTAGCGAGCCTGCCGGAGTACAACCCACTGCTGTCCCCGTCGCAGATACCGGAACCCCCATTGGAACTGAAGGACCTGTCAGCAGCGGATTGGTACCTGCTGGAGAACCTGTTGGACAACGAGATGCAACTGAAAGAGCACAGCCAGCTGCAGTAAAAGAAGCCCCGCTGCCCGAGGCACCCAAGCCTGCTGCTGTGCAGCGGTTGGAGCGTGCCCGCACGCAAGCCGAGTTCAATGCCGCCATGGATGAGCTGGTGGCCATCCAGCGTTCTGCGGAGCATCCAGACAAAGACGCAGTGGGTGAGTTCATTGGGTCCAACGTCGCCAAGTACCCCGAGTTCGAGCGTGCCCTGCAGGCTGCTGAGTTGCGCAACCGTCCGAAACAACAAGCCCCTGCCGCACCCGCTGTGCGTGCGGAAGAGCCCAAGGCCAAGAAGCCGTTCGTGCCCCGCAAGAACGACGCGTTCTATGAGCCGGTTGGCATCGACCCCAAGACTGGCAAAGTCATCCGTGGCCCGCAGCTGCTGATCCAACCGATCGACGACGCGCGCGCCCGACGCTACCTAGAAGAATCCGCTGCCGACACTGGCACTGGCGAAGACATCCGCGACCTGTTCGCAGACATTGACGCTGAGATCGAGGCAGAAGCTGCACAGCCTGAGCTGGACTTCAGTACCCCTATGAGCCCGGATGGGCTGGTGCTTGAGCCGTGGGCCAAAGAGTACGACGAGGTCGGGTTTGTTGCAGTCTACGCAGATGAGGAAGTCTCCCTCGTGCGCGGGCTAAACAGCGTTGGTGATCAAGTGTACGTTGCCATGAACCGCAATGGGACTTATACCCGGTGGGATATTGAGCGCTATTCGGGAAACTTGTTCACGGAAGCGCAGAAGGGTCGCCTACTGGACGCTCGCGCCAAAGCGGTATTCGCCGAAAGCCAGCGCGCTGCCAAGAGCCCTAATGGGCCCTTCACGGGTGCGACTACCAACGTCGCCAAGTCGGAGTCGGTTGACCAACGGTACGCAGACTTCCTACAAAATCTCATGCGGTCTATGGGCTTAGGCGATGTTCGCGTGTTCTTGGTGCACCCTGAAGACGTGCGCGCCCCGGGCGCCATCGACAAGTACAAGCTGTACAAGTCCTTTGCTACCACTCAAAGCGCTGGTTCTAGCGAGACGGAGGACGGCTCCACGCAGACGATGGGCCCAGAGAAGCGGGACTTTTACATCTCGTTCAAGGCCGGTATGTCGGAGGGCAAGTCGATCGAAGTAATCACCCACGAGCTGGGGCACATGATTCAGGCGATTGCGTTCAATAACGCCCCGGCTGATGTACAGAACGCCATTCGCAAAGAGCACGACGCATGGCTGCAATCCACTAAGGGTAAGAGCGGTCGTGAGCTTGTGCAGATGCTGCGCAACCGCGAGACTGCAGATACCCAGATGTTGTCTGTGCCGGAAAGCAAAACCGCCGAGCAAATGGGTGATGACTACTGGAGGTCGTTCAAAGAGTGGTTTGCGGACAACACTTCGCGCTGGGCTTCGACTTCAGAAAAGCCCGTATCCATCACCGAGAAGTTCTTTGCCCGCGTAGCACAGATGTTGCGCGATCTAGTTGCTACGGTCACTGGCCGCAAGTACCCGCCCAACAAGCTGGTCGCTGAGTTCCTCGACGCCATGGGCCCCGGCAGTGCCGCGCTGTGGATGACTGGAACCGACATGGCGGTGCAACCATCTGGCCGCGCTGAGTTCTCCGTTTCCGCCTCCACCGAATCCCTCGTGGACAGCATGGGCGAGCTTGACCCGCAAACCAAACGCAGCCTCAAAGACCTCATCACTGGGTTCAAGCAGCAGGACGAGCTGGGCTATGCAGTCAAGTTCCGTACCCAGACCGCTGATGCCGCTGCCACAATCGAGCATCGTTTGCGCGAGCAGTTTGACGGCGCCGTGCGCGACAGCATGGGCAAGCTCAACCCCATGGGCCTGTACCGTCAGGCGCAGGACTACACCAAGACTCTGCTGGAGTTCTTCCAGACAGGCGGCTTGACCAAAGATGACGCCACAGGCCTGTGGGTTGTGGAGAACAAAGCGGGCGTGCGCCCACCCTCTGAGGTGTATGCACTGATCGACGCATGGGGTGCCAAGAACGGGTACAGCCGCGAGCGCGCCACCCAGATCGCCAGCCGTATCATGGAAGGCGTGCGTTTGGACGCCATGCGTACCGCCAACAAGACCCAAGGCACCGGATTCCTGCTGCACCTCAAAGATAACGAGATCGACCAGCTTGTCGCTGAGTACAAGGCAGACCCGGACCTGCAGGCCATGAGCAAGGCCATGGATGAGTCTCGTCTGGCTATGGTGGACAACATGGTGGCTGTCGGTCGCCTGACGCCTGAGACCGGCGAGGTCTGGAAAGAAACTGTCGGCTACGTGCCGTTCGACCGCTTAGAGGACGAAAAGTTCATCACCAACTTCAGCAAGGTCAAGAAGGTCAGCAACAAGGGCATTGCTCAGGTCGGCAAACTGCCGGAGCTCGTCGGCTCTCTGAACCGCCCGGTGGGCAACGTGTTCGACAACTACCTGAACACCCTCGGCTGGATGGTCGGCCAGACCATGAAGACCGACGGCACTGTGCAGACCCTGCGCAGCTTGGAGAAGCTTGGCTTTGCCAACTTCCTTGGCCGCAGCAGCCAGCAAAAGCCCAACACCGTCGACGGCTACGTCAACGGCGAGAGGATGTATTGGGAGCTGCCCAGCAAGTACGACGTGCTGGCGTTCAAAGACCTGAACCCACCCAAGACAGGCTGGCTGCGCAACCTCGGCAAGTTCTCCAACGTGCTGCGTAAGTCGGTTACGGCTCTGCCGCCCTTCGCGCTCAAGCAGGTAACAGACGACGTGCAGCGTGCCATCATGACTTCGGGTGTGAAGAACCCCGGCGCCCTGCTGCGCATGTCCCTGTCGAACTTTGGTGGGCTGGCCTTTGCTGAACTGCGTGGTATCCAGCATCCGTCCGTCAAGCAGTTTGGTCGCATGGGTCTGACTGGTGAATACGACTTCGAGGCTGGCAAGCCCGCCACGTCTCTCCTGAAGGACTTGGGCTACAAAAAGCGCGGCAAGTTTGAAACCCTGATGCACCGACTGGATGGCATCACACGCGCTTCCGATCTGGCAGTCCGCAAGGCCATCTACGACCAGACGCTCAAGGAAACCAACGACCAGCTGCTGGCCCAGACTCGTGCCCGTGAGTTCATCAACTTCCGCCGCCGTGGTGCCAGCGACTTCGTGGGTGCCATGGTCACGACCATCCCGTTCTTCAACGCCTACATCCAAGGTATGGATGTGCTGTACCGTGCAGCCTCCGGCAAAGACTCCAGCTCCTCCGTGGGTCGGGCGCAAGCACGCCGCATGTTCTGGAGCCGCGCAGCCACTGTGATGATGCTCAGCTCGCTCTACGCTTTGGGTGCTGGAGACGACGAGGACTACCAAGAGATGGACCTGCGGACTCGGGACAGCAACTGGATTTTGCCGGGCGGCTTTAAGCTGCCGGTACCGGGCGAACTGGGCGCGCTGTTCAAAGTCATCCCCGAGCGCGTGGTGGAATACATGCGCCGCCAAGGCACCCCCGAAGAGCAGACCGCATGGGAAGCAACCCGCACGGGCCTGAGCTACATCTTCGAGCAGTACGTGGGCCGTGTGACTCCTGTGCCGCAGGCTGTGAAACCTCTGCTGGAGGCATGGACCAACTACTCGTTCTTCACGGGGCGCGAGCTGGAAGGTATCTACCAAAAGCAGCAGGACCCCAGCCAGCGCCGCGCATCCAACACGTCTGAGCTGGCCATTGCCATCGCCAACTTTGCCCGTGACGTGGTGGGTGTGGACAAGGTATCCCCCATCCTCGTGGACAACGCCCTGAACGGCTACTTCGGTTCGACCGCTGGTCTGCTGGTGGCTGCAACGGATTCCTTGCTGAACCCAACGCGAGTTGATCGCCCCCTGCATAAGTGGGCACTGGTGTCGAACTACATGTACGACCCGGTGGGCACCCGCCGCATGACCGAGTTCTACGAGGAGCGCGAAAAGGTTGGCCGTGCCAACGCCACGCTCAACGAGCTGGCCAAGACCGATATGGACAAAGCCGCCGACTACGCTGAGAAGAACGCAGACATCCTGATGCTGGAGAGTGCAGTCAACTCGACGCTGGAACAGCTGGAGCGTACCCGGGCCTACCGCAAGTACCTCAACAGCCCGCTGGGCGCCGAAGGCATGCCCAAGGACGCACGCGAAGCTGAGCTGCAGGAGCTGCGTAAGATCGAGGTGGAACTGACCGGCTGGCTGCGAGAAGCCAAAGCCTCACTGCGCTAACCGACGCGCCAGACCCGAACCCCGTACCGCCCGTATTCCACGCGGGTGCGTACGGTGAGTTTGATTCCCAAGTGCCGCTCGATAAGGTGCAGGATGTCCCGCACCTGTATGGCGGTGGCTACGGTAGGTAGGAAGAACGAGGAGCCGAGGGTCACCCGGCTCCAGTCGATGTAGTACTCGACGTTTTTGATCTGGACGACCCGAGGGTCGCCTTCAAACTCACGTTTCGGTCGGCCCATCTGCGAACGCGCTTTCATCAAGACCGATCGCCGCACCGTCGAACACGTAGCACCGCACCGCCAGACCGCTGAGGCCGCCCACTGCACCGGCACCGATGCGGGTGGTAGCTGACTTGCCGTCGTACTTGACGATGCCTGCAGCGGCCAGTTTGGCCAGACTGTCCTTCACGTCCACCTGCCGCCCAGCGAAGTACTTGCGGTACTCGGCCACGGTGATGTACAGTTCTTTCGTGTCTGGCTCGTACCGAAGCTTGAGGGAGCCCTTTGGCATCGTGATTGGCGCCACGAGTGCCCCGCCCTTTGTCGGGTGGTTGATGACCAGTGCGTTGTTGACGTTTTCGTTGATGAATGCAGCCAGTGTTTCCTTGGACACGGTCAGCATGTCGCCAGTCTCACCCTTTGCAGTCAGCTTGGCCTGAGCCACAACACCCAGAGAGTAGTTGTAGATGCGCTTGACGTCGATGTTGTGCAGACCGAGCTTCCTAGCGATCATGGCGCCCGTGAAGGCGCATGCCAATATGCACGAATAGAAACGGTCTGACTGGTCCAGATTCATTGCTTGGTCGATCTGCGCCTGCATCTTCAGGCAGGAATCCCGCACTGTGTCGATGTTGCTGACCACAAACTGGATGAACAGAGGGCCAGCCACGCCGTAGTTGTCGTTGAGCTTGCCAAACACTGAGTCGATCTCGGACTTGGTGGAGCCGGTGTACTTCGGCACGGAGATTTCCAAGATGCGGCGCAGTTCGCCGTCGGCTGTGTTTTTCAACTGCTGCAGTGCATCGACCACGGATGCGTTACCAGACGTGATAGTAATGTTGCACCAGTTCGTGGAGTTGGCGCGCAGCTTGTTGGTCTGCGCTTCCATGCGGTGCTTGCCCCTGCCGGATGTAAAGCCATACGCATAGTCAGACAAGACCTCGGCCTTCTCGTTGGTGATCTCATCGACTGTGAACGCAATGCTGTTCATCATGCCCAGCATGTGCATCTTGGACGCGTAGGTGTCTTCCTTTTTCATCAGTAGCTCATCTGGTGAGCCAAAAATGGAGTTGACAACCATCTGGGCCGTGGACTTGCCGGAGCCTGAACCGTTGTGCTTGAGGTGCACCTGAGCGCCCTTGACGTGGTTGCCGCCAATGAGTTTGAGCAACGGCGAACCAAAGCCAAAGAACAGTGTCAGCGCATGCGGCTCCAGACCGGGGCGGTCGTAGAAGTTCACAATGTCACGCCACTCTTCGAGGGTGCCTGTGGGTCGGAATGACGCTGCCAGCTGCCGTGTTCCGCTGGCCGGGGGTGCGAGCTTAACGCCCCCTGCGGTGTATTCCACTTCACCAACAACGAAGCCCTGCATGTCGTGGGTCCAGCCCATTTGGTTGCGGGTCTTGCTGGCGGAGTACTGCTGCTGCAGCTTGCGAATCGTTGATGCAAAGTAAGCCATAAGGGCGTCCAGATGTTTCCCGTATGCGATGACCCCGTGCTTAATCAGCAGGTCCCGCATCTTGTCTTTGGTGAACAGCGTGGTGACCGGAGCGTAGAAGCGGCGCACGCCGTCGCGCTTCATGTGCAGGTTGATACCCACCATCTCACCGTCGCCATCGCCACCTTCGTCGATGTCGTAAAAGCGTTCTGTCAGGTAGAGGTCATGCGGGTAGATTTCAACTTCCTTAACCTCGCCGTCTGCAGATGTCTCTTTCTTGAACACGCCGCCGTTGGTGCCACGGAAGTATGGATACGGGTAGGCCGGGATGGCCATGGTCACTGCTGGAGACTCTTCGTCCTGCGGCTTCTCGATCATGTACTGATCGTTCTCGACCGGGGACTCCTGCACGATCTTGCCCAGCATGATGGGGCTGCCGACTTTCTGCTTGCAGCCTTCGCACCCAGTCGGGTTGTTGGCGCGGTACCACTCGCAGGTATAGGGGCCCTTGGTCTCTGCAGCTTTAGCCTCGGTGTTGGCCGGTGTGTAACCGGGGTGCGCCTTGGAGAGCTGGTGGATGGCCTTGGCTCCGTCCTCACAGCGCGTAGCCACCGATAGGGCCGCACGCCACAGGGGTTCTTCCAGCGTAGCGGCGTCGACGATCGCAATCTTGATTTGGTTGCAGCCGTCGTCTTTGAGACTGCGGCGCACGATGCGGTTAAATGAGCAGGAGGGGAACTCACCGCCGCCCACGTCACGCGACGTGTCGTCCATGCCAAACTGTTTGGCTGCGGACAGATCAAATGCCGGGGTGGGGAGTAGCTTGACGAAGTCCGCCAAAGACACCGCAGTACCAGCAACTCCCACTTGCACGGGGCGCTGCTGGTTGTTCTTAAAGTTGTAGGTGCCGGGCACGCGCAATATACGCGCACGGTCCGCAGTCACCGCAGGGTCTGCATGCAGGTTGTGGTCTGCACACATCTTCTTCAAAGCCCGGGCATGGGGGAACCATACCTCGGCGGGGACGTCTTCCGTCAGGGGCCAGTACACATGCAGGCCACCACCAGAATTGACGACGTAGGGTGTCGGAAAACCGACAGAGCGAACAAATTCGCTCAAGGCCACAGAGGCCTCGTTTTGGTCGGCATAGGGTTTGCCTAAGCCGCAGTCAAGATCAAGGAAGAACGCCCGCAAGAAAGCGGCGTTGTCGGCAGTACGGCCATCGGCAGCGTCTTTGAAAGACGCCAAAGCGAAATACGCATCTACCCCTTGAGAGGCCATGCCGTCAGCGGCAGCCTCCACATCTGCAATCGTAGGGTGGAACGATTGCCTGACGGTGCCTGACCGGATACCCACGGCGCAATAGACGCCCTGTGTGGGTAGAACGGAGTTGAGAAAGTCAGCCACAAAACCTCACGGACAACTGGATGAGACAAAAAGGGCGACGAGTTTCCCCGTCGCCCGACTGAGAGATTACTTGCGCTTGGCTTTGGCAGCCAGCATCCCTGAAGAGATCAGTTCTGCTGCGCGAGTCATCTCAGCAAGGTAACGCGGGTGCGGTACCGTTTGCCCAGTCATCCAGTTGTAGACCGTGCTGCGCGAGACCCCAAACCATGCAGCCAAATCCGAGATCGGCTGGTGGTTGCGCATGCAGGCCTTGACAAGTACCCGCAGTGCAAGAGGCTCGTGCTTCACGCTCTTAACGCGCTGAACAAAAAAGGAATCGTACCCGCGCATTACCTTCACTCCTCGTCCGTAGCCCAGTCATCCAGAATCGCGGCAACGTTCTTCGCAGCAGGGGCGGCAGCCTCAGCCTTGGGTTTGGTAGCGCGCTTGGTTGGCTCAGCCACTTCCTCAGCTTCGACCTTAGCTGCAGGGGCAGCTTCTTGGAAGGCTTGCGGCAGGGCAACCTGCTGCTCCCCCTTGGCCTTGCCCACGTTCATCTTGAACTCGACGGCTTGCTTGGCGTCCTCAGTCTGGCTCTGCTGCTTGCCCAGTTCCCACTCTTCGCGGGTCAGGGGGCGCACTGCGCGGAACTTCAGGACAGGCACAGCTTCGCTGGTGTCGAAACGAGCTTCGGTCACGATGCCGGTGATTGGGATACCGTGGCCAGCAAGGAACTTGCCGAACGCTTGCAGAGGCATCTTGTCGCCATCGGCTTTACCGAAGTAGGACTTGGCAGGAATAGACAGGCGGTAGATGTTGCCACCGATGTCGTTTTCCAGAGCCACAGCCAGACGCTTGCTGTAACGGCAGGCGCGAGACTTACCGTCGCCGGAGCCTTCGATGTTCTGCTTGCAGGTAGCGCAGCTGGAGCTTTGCGGGTTGGGGACTTCCTCGTTGGGCTTGTCGCCTTCGGCAGACCAGCAGGCAGGCTTGATGTCCTTGCCTTCTTCGTACTTCTCAGCGTAGAACGTGCGGGAGACGCCCTTGCTGGATGCAATCACCACAAGGTTCATGGCGCGGTCTTCGTTCTTGGCGACCTCTTCCCCGCCAACCACCATACGCCAGACGCCACCTTTGATGGAAATCTGTTTGCCGCCGGACGAGCCGGCAATGTCTTTGGTGGTTTCATCTGACGCTTCGCGCAGATAGTCGGGAACCATGGAACCGGATTGGAAGAGTGCGATGTTGCTCATAAAAATTTCCTTTGGATGGGAGGTTACTTTGTGGCCCTACGGACCGTTACCGAGTACTTGGACTCGACGTTTACACCTGCTGGCATGGCATCTGGGTTCTCCTTGATGAACTCCGAAAAATTGCCTTGGGCAATCCGGCGTTCGAGAAGTTCCGGGGCGTCATGGTCGCGGATGAACTTGTACATACTGTCCCAGTCGCTGGTCCAGTATCGTGTCTTGACAGATCGTGTGAACGACCCGAATGGTGTCTTACCGCCGTCTTGGCCGGTGGTCTTGCAGATTTCCAGCAGCTCTTGTTCGATGATGCCCAACTGTTCGTTGAGTTCGTTGACTTCCTGCTCCATCTGCCGTTGCTTCTTATCCCGGGCGTCACGGATTTTGACGTAGACCTGAACGAGTTTACTCGCGTCGCTCATGGTGTTCTCCTTAGTAAACGGTTTGCATTTTCTGGCCAATGCGCTTGGCCATCTCGGAGATGAACGTGGGGTCGTTGAGTAGGCTCCACTTCAGACGTGTGTGGAGTGACGACGCCCTCATGTCGGCTGGGCTTGTAGTACCGTAGAGCGGGTCAGCCCCGTCAATCATCGCGATCAGCTGCTCCCGGATGCGGTACGTGATCTTCTCCTGCAGCTCCAGCAGCATGGCTGCGTCTTCTTGTTCTGTGCTCATTGTTTTCTCCTGTTGTGTGGAAGATTGTACATTGTCTAATTTAGCCGTCAAGCTCTTGTTTGTACAGTTCCACCAAATTTTGGTGTAGATCAATCTTGCTCTGGAGCATGGTGTACATGCGCCGCTCGACTGGGCTACCCTGCAGGTGGGTAACTGTAACCTTGTTTGTCTGCCCTGCGCGGTGTGCACGGGCATTGGCTTGTAGGTAGATTTCCGTAGATGACACTGGACCCCACCAGACAACTTGGTCTGCCCGGGTAAGGGTAATCCCGTGTGCCGTAGCTTGCGGAATCATGAGAAGAACCCGTGGGTCGTCTTCGGTCTGGAACCGCTTGATGATCTCGGCGCGCTGCGTGGCAGCTACGCCCCCATGAATCACCTCTGCCGTATGCCCGGCCTTGGCCATCTCATCGCGCAGCATGTCCAGCGTGTGCCGGTAGGGCACGAACACCAGAATCTTGCGATCGGTTGACTCGATCACATCCATGAGTTCACTAACCCGGTTGGATACGTCGAACTCCACCACGTCCTTATCGTCCGTATAGACCGCCCCCTGCGAGACCTGCAGCAGCTTGTTGAGCATGGAGGCCGCGTTGACCGCAGTGATCTCGGAGCCTGCAGCGATCGTCATCATTTGCTTGCGCAGCGCCTCGTAGTACTTGGTCTGCTGCGCGGTGAGCGGGACGTCGCGTGTGTTGTACAGCATCTCTGGCAAGTCGAGGCACTCTTCTTTGGTGAATCGAATCGCGGGCTGCAGGATGTTATGCACGATTTGCTGCGCCTCTTGACGGGGTACCCACTTGTACTGGGTCAGCTTAATCATCACGCGATCGCGAAACGCGCCGAAGAACCTAGGTACGTTGGCAGGGTTGACCATCTTGGCCAAGCCGTAGGCATCCAGCGGTGACTGCGACGCAGGCGTACCCGTCATGAGCCACAGACGCGTAGTAGGTTTAATCAGCGAGGCCAGTGCCTTCCACCGCTCGGTCGTCACGCTCTTGATGGCGTTGGCTTCGTCAACGATGATGAGATCGAACCCGCCGTTCTCCAGCTCTTCGCGCACAACCTTCACGCCGTCAAAGTTGATGACGACGAACTCGTAGTTGCCCCTGACCACAGCTTGCCGCTGTGTGCGCGTGCCTTGCGCGATGGCCACTGTGCGGTGCATCACGGTCTTGAACAAGTCAGAACGCCATGCAGTCTCCATGATGGACACAGGGCATACGATCAGGACGCGCTTGACCTTACCCTGCATCATCAGGTAGTCGGCAGCCCACGCCGCAGCAGAGGTCTTGCCTGTGCCGGCCTCGTTGAACACGAAGCATCGGGGGTTGAGGGTGAGAAATTCTGCAGTGGTTCGCTGGTGCGCAAACGGAGTGAACATCCCGGGCCACTGGTACCGGCTGAGGATGGGGCTAGGCACGTTCTTGATACCTAGGTTGCGAAGCAATTGCACTTCGTCAAAGTCCCAGTGGACCAGCACTCGGTCCACGTCGCCGTGGGTTTCCACGACCTTGCTCTTGGGGATAAGCGCAGTGATCTGCGCGCCCTTGCGGGTGTTGAAAATCAACGCCCTGTCTTGCACGATTTCCATGCGGACCTCACGAAATAGAAAGATTGACGGCAAAAGAAGCCCGGTAGCAGAACTACCGGGCTAAATCAAGGAGAAACACAATGAAGCGCTGGTCACCCAGCCACTCCATCCTACATTACTTTTTGCGCTCGCGCTTGGAAATTTGAGACTTCATTGCACCGGTCTTGGTGCGGGCGAAGCTGGTGTTCTCGGACTGCGGTGCGGCTCTAAGATTAGATGCCTTGGATGTGCCACCCTTGGATAGGGCTTTCTTGTGGTCGACGTCTACCGTAGACGGCAGATCGCCGTTGGCTTTCTCGTAGGCCCGGCGGGCCTTGTTGCGCTCAGAGCGTTTAGCGATTTGCTCTGGGGTGCCTTGGTACTTGGCGTACTCGGCGGCGTAGTTGCGTTTAGTTGCCATGATGGTGCTCACATGAAGAGACTGGGCAGAACTTGCAGAGGGCAGAACTGCGGGCATTCCAGACGCCCACTTCCAATGCACTCTCGATAGCTGAGGCCCTGCCGGCCCATTTCGACAGGATTTCGGGCAGTTGATCCCGAGTGTACTCAGACTTGATGATGTCGCCAACCACTACGAACAGCAGGGCACCCTTGACTTTCTCAACCTCCGGGTGGTGGATGAACACCATGGCGGCCATCAGTTCGAGCTGTGCGGTGTCTGCATAGCGGCTGGACTTGCCGGTTTTGTAGTCTGCTACCCGCGCCACTTTCCCGTTACGAGAGATGGCAAGATAGTCCGGGATTCCTCGGAACCATACGTCTTTGTCAAAAAAGCCACACGGCGTAAAGTCTGCTCGGATACCCATTTTTTCCTCGCACCGGATGTCGGCGTCGAGGGCAGCAAGAGGTTCCACGAATTTGCGGTACGCCTCAAAACTTGCTGGCAGTGGGGTGTTGGATTGGATAAAGTCCTCAAAGGCTTTGTGTACTGCTGTTCCATAGAGGGTTGCTTCTGTGTCTTTTTGCTTGAATTTTTTGAGAATACGGACTTCGTTGTAGCGCCGGGGGCAGCCCTCAAAGTCTTTGATTGCGGAGTAGGAATGTGCGAGTGCCATAGAAAGAACCGTGAGTTGATTTGCCAACCCCGAGTTTACTCCACCCCCGGCCAGTGCGGGGGGCGTTCGTCGTCCCCGGCGCCGCGCATAATGAAGAACCAACTCAGCGACATGGTGTTGCACTTGAAGGTCTTTGCCAGCTCCCCAACGTCGGCGCCAACACGGAACATAGCGTAGGCACCCTCGAACTCGTCGAGGGTCATCCCAAGATCGTCCCGCAGAGCTTCCTCAGCAATCTCCATAGCTTGCGCCCATACCGGATTCGCAGGACAGGGGTAGGCCAGCGGCCCACTTGGGGTTCCAGCTCATGCACTCTTCCACGTAGGCTTGGGCCTGCTCGGCTTCATCCTCGGGGGCGATCACCGCAATGGCGTCATGCACCGTCAGCACCACCTTGTAGCGCTTCGCAATACGAAGCATCTGCTCCGCCACGATCTGACGGGCCACCGCTTGGCAAATATTTTCGGTTGCTTTCCCGCCGTAAATTCTAACCGGCAGCCCCTTGGACTTATAGACCAGCTCACGTTTGCCTTCGTCGTTGACAACGACCTTGAGGTCCGGGTACTGGATGTGCAGCCCACTGGGCAGCGTCAGCATAGGCACCGTGCCGGGAACCGCTTGGATGAGCCCCACAGCGTCGATCTCCATGGACTGGCCCGTCAGCATCGCTTCGAGCGCGCGCCCCGCTTTCGCCCAGAGGTCTGCGATTTTGAAGGAGGCACTGCGGTAGGTGTCAATAATGCGCTTGGCTTCCTCAAGCGTAACTTCAACCCCTGCCTGAGTTTTGAGGAAGGCCTGCAGTTTCTTGTGGCCGACGCCGTAACCAGCTCCAAGAACAACAGTTTTGCCAACCTGTCGCTGTGTCTTGTCGACTGACTCAACCGGGATACCGTAAATCTTCGACGCCATGAGTTTGTAAACATCTTGCTTGTCCTTGAAGGCTTGCACCAGATCGTCCTGCCCGGCCAGCCACGCCAGCGTACGGGCCTCAATCTGCGCGGAGTCACAGTCGATCACCACGTAGCCCTTGGGGGCCTTGATGGACTTCTTGATCTTGCCTGCGTTCGCACCGCGTGACGGCAGGTTCTGCAGGTTTACAGAGTCTTGCCCAGACCAGCGACCAGAGTGGGCCCCGTAGTAACGCAGAGGTACAGGAAACTTGCCTCGGCCAGCCATACCAATAAAGCGTTGCGTACGAGTCTCTTCGATGGTAGATTTTGTCCCGAGGCGCGCGCTAACCATAGTCTGCACCCGCGCATCCGGGTGCTCTTCCAGTGCCTTAAAGGCTTCATCGGTCTTGGCGAACGCATAGGCCAGCTTGCCGGTTGTGGGGCTGATCTTCGTCGGGGGTTCTACACCCAGCGACTGCAAGACGTCGGCGAACTTTTGATTCGACATCAGGAGCTTCTTGATACCCTCCATGCCGTCGGTGTACACCGCATGCACAACCTCAGGGTTGGCCCCCTCAAGCATCTTGTCGCGCACTGTGTGCAGCAACGCTTCCTTAGCGTCTACCACCTCTTGGTAGTGCAGCTCCAGCATGGGCTTGTCCAGCTCCAGCACGGGTTCGATGAACATGCGCAGCGTCAGGTCGATGAGCTTCATCTCAACCTTGGGGAACTCCCGGCCCATGTAGGCCAAGAACAACTGGTAGGTCAAGAACACGTCCAGCTCGCAGTACTCTGCGTACCGCCGCAGCTCTTCTGGTGTGAAGTCATCGTAGTGCTTGCCGATTGCGTTGTTAACCTCGTCGCCCTTGATGCCGATCTTCAGACGTTCGGCCTGCGCCTTGAGGCTGTGGGACTTCTCATGCGGGAACAGTGCGCGGGACATGCCCATGATGTCCATCCACACCGCAGGCTGGACGCCGTAGCGCCAGCTCAAGATAGCGCCGTCGAAGGCTGTGTTCTGACACACCACCATGGCGTCGGACCAATCGAACTCTTCGAGGAACTGCCGGCACTCGGGCTTTGGCACCCACTGGGTGGGGCCGTCGTCTACCTTGATGGCAAAGCCGATCATTTCAAACATCGGGGATCGGCAAAATTCCTCCGTAGTAAGGCGCGATAAAGAGTACTCCCTATCGTAATAGCACTCTAGGTCGAACGTAACTACCTTCATTTAGTATCTCCTGTTGATAACACCCACTCGGCGAATTGCCGAAGTTGCGCGGGTGTTGCGTTCCGTTTCATGGCGTTTGCCAGCATGCTGATGACCTGCACGTTGCCGCGCACATACCCTTTGGCGGGGTCGATTTTGTCTATGCTTGGGGACCACGGCGAAAACCCTACGCCACGGTCCACAAATCGACGGTTGAATACAGGGCACTTGGCGGGAGCGATCGACTTTACATAGGACGCAAACTCCATAGCGGTCGAGAACCCCACGCGGATTCCTCTGCGCCGAGCCGAGTGGAATACCCCTGCGGCACGCCGGTACCAAACGTCATCGGAAGGTATGTATGCGGCGCCCACTTTGCGTTTTGCAAGCAGGGCTCGTGGGTTATTCTCGCCCCGAAAGTTCCGACGCCCAGCGTTAGCTCTGGCATGCTCAGACCGGGTGCACTTCCCGCAAGACGTAGAGTGCCCCGACCGTAAGTTCGCCCCGGTTACTGCACGGGTTTCCCCACAACTGCATACACAACGCCACTTACCTTGAGGCTTCCCCCCAAGATACTCGTGGGCAGTCCACCGGCCAAAAATTTGGCCCGTCAAGTCAATGCGGCGCATGTATTACTCCGTAGATTTTTACGTAGTATACACAACTTTCATTTGTAGTTCCTAGAGCTGCTGGCAACCACGCCAATCGTATTTTCCGCCATCAGGTTGTTGGTGTACTGTGCGTTGACCGCGGCTATGTTGGCGCCCAAATTTGTCGCATACACCGAGCCAATGTCTGCATACGGGTCCGCCACAGGCTTATCCGCCATCGCAAAGACGATCTCCGCATCAAACCGCACCTTTCGGGCCTCGGTGTACGCCTCAGCCAGCGCAGCTTTTTCTTCGTCGGACAGGAACCAGATATACGAGCGCCCCTCTTTCTCGCGTTCAAGTCGAGCACCGGGAATCAACTCGTTTTCGATGACGGACGCCCATGTCGCAAACTTATTGCGGCGGATGCTGAGGCCCTTGGATTCCCCAACAGGCCCAAAAAAATCATCCGGGTTGTTCGCCATCTGGTCGATCAGTATCTGCACTCCGGGTCGTAGGTTGCTCATTGGTTTCTCTCCAGTTGATGTTTGTTTTCTTGGCGTACGCTTTGCGCTTACGCTCTACGTTTTTTAAGCGTCGGGCCGCTTCCGGGTCCATCGGCTTCTTGTGTGCGTTCAAAAAGTCGGTAATTGGATTGGACTGCTCCGTTGATTTTGAGGACATGTAACCACCCATCAAGTTCATGCACGTTGTCTTCGTTGATGACCAGCGCCACGCCACCGGCCTCATCAATCCGTCTAAGGTTAGAAATCTGCAGGTCAGTGGGCCGGTTGGTGCCGGCCTTGGCTTCAATGCCAATGAAGCGTCCGCAGTGACACACCAGAAAGTCCGGGATGCCATGCGCGCCCATACCGTTTGATACAGGCAGCACATGATACGCCCCATGGTTCAGCAGGGTCAGCTTGATCTTAGCTTTGACCTTGGCTTCAGGCGTTGCTGCCACGTTGCACCTCCGCCAGCTTCAGTGCGTAGTGGCGTGCCTTGTTAGCGTCGTCACTGTCCTTTTTGCCTTGGCGCATACCGTACTTGATTACGTTTCCTTTGAGATAACCTACCCACTCCTCGGGCGTGAGCACGGCCTCCATCACAGCCCAAGGCTGGATGCCCATCTCTTTGTAGTGCTGACCGCCAACTTGCAGGTCGTCGGCAGTGGTTCCGTTGAGTCCTTCTTTCATAGCAATGCTTCCTCTGTTTGGTTAATCGTTTGTTTCTCTATTGACCGGTGCATCTGCACCAAAATCTTTCCGTCTACGCGGTCGAACGGCCACCACATCTTTTGTTGGATGCGGGCAGTTATCTGGCGGGGTGACAATGCACCAGACTGCGGCGTATTGTCCGTGGTACTTCTTCGACGGGCCTTCCCACCTGTCGATGTAGGTGTCTGGCATGAAGCCAAGATACTTTGCGACGTTGCCATTTTCTCTTCCTGTCATGTCGGCTAGTTCCCTAACCGTTAGTCCGTCGGGGTGGCTGCGTAGTATTGCACGCAGGTCCCGCACAAGTCCTGTTCTCATTTCTCGTGCTTGTTCTGTTGGGGTTTGGTAGACGACTTGGCTCTGGAGTACACGCCGAACAGACGATACGCCAGCACTTCTTCCTCGCGTTTCTTGGACATGCCGGGGACGGTACCGACGAGCTCGCCCTTGGCGCGGCGTTCATCCAGTCTGCTCGTTACGAGCTGCCCAATGGTCTTGCCGTCGGATGACTTAGGCCTGAATGTGTGGTCGCTCGCAAAGATGCTTGGGCGTGGATGCTCAGCCCAAAGGAACGGTGAATCAGGGTGACACTTGCAGGTCATGTGTAGCTCCAGCCATACGTTGTAAAAGTTGTTTCGCCGACTTACGTGCGCGGTATTCTTCGGCAATCTGCTGACGGGTCTTGGACGGACGGGGTACGTCTGCCTTGTCGCCCAGCATGTAGATGCGTGTCTGCTGTCTGCCAGTCCCATCCCACATACAGATGTGGATGACGTTGGCTTTGTGCAGGTGGTAAGTGTAGTCGTAGATGGTCATGACGTGCAGACCAGTATCGGCGGCGAGTTCGGCGCAGGTACGGGTACCTTGCATCAGCAACTGCATCAGGTGTGCATACGCCATAGCGTTAACCTTCCCCGGTGCTTTCGTGACGATGCTGCGCCGCCCTGTTGGGTCTAGTCGTTTTGGGTTCTTCATGAATCAAAGTTTGTGTGGTTGTGGATGTATTCCATCTTCAGCATCTCGATGCCTCCGACGACTTCATACACGCTCGGGTGTGTGTTCGCAATGCCGGTCATGCGTGTGCCATCTGCGAGAAAGCCGACGGCGTAAAAGGATTGCAGCATCCCACTCTCTGCGTCTTCCAGCATCTTGCGCAGGATGTCAATGACTACCTCCTTGGGTCCATGTGTTGGGGCTACTACCCCCGGTAGTCCGATGATGTTGCTCATTTCTTTTCTCCTGCGGGCGGGGTGGTGTAGTAGGCAGTTTCAAGAATCTTTCGCACATCGTGAGGAAGTGTGAACCCTTCCAAAACTGTGAACACGGCATCTTTCAGTGATTGCGCCACCGGCTCCACGCGCTCCGCGCTTTGCACACTTGCCAAAGACACAAAAGGCTCGTTCTCTGGTTCGTGTTCTTGCACAGGTGCTGCGGGTGGGTTCCATGTGCCGCTGTCGCAATCACAACCGCTGTCCATTCCGCACTCAGGGCATCCGGTAAGCCATTCATCAGGCTCCTGCACAGGTGCTGGCTGTGCTGCGGGTGGGGTGGTGTAGAGGGGCAATGCACGATGTTCGTTAGTAAAGTCTGTTGGGTTGTCTGTTACAAATACCGACTTGCCATCAAGCGTATAAACCATCCAAGCAATTGGCTCGCGAGAACTCGAGTTAAGTCTTTCAATTGCCGCAATCAATGGCTCTGAACCGCCTTCATTGGGGTCGCAGCCAAGTGCCTCACTAACATCGCCAAGTGCAGAACACGCAGCCTCAAACATCCGCTTGTAACGCGCCAATTCAATCTCGGTTGGGGTATCTTGCAAGGTCACGTTTAACTTTCCATTTGACACAGGCTCCTGCTTCTCTGCTTGCTCAATGGCGGTGCGGAGGGCGGTGATGGCTTTAGTTGTGTCGATGCTCCACGCCCCGTCTCGCTCTGCTCGTTCCAACGCCTCCAGCGCCTGCTTCATTGCTTCAATGCTCATGTTCACTCCCTAAACCCAAGGTCTTTTTTGAACGCAGACATGGCGATAATCAAGTCGTACATCTGCGAGTAGTCCATGCACACGTAGTAGTCCTGCTCTGTGCAGTTACTTGCTGGGAACCTTGCGATGTACCCGTTGCCGGTGTTCTCAACGATGACAGACGCCGTGTCGGGCTTGGTGTAGCCTTCCTTGCGGTAGACGACAGCACTGTCCCCGAAGCGATACACGTCTTGTGTTGTGTGCTCATCGCGGTACGTTGCTACGAGCGGGTCTTTACTGAATTTTGGTTTAACGCCCATTGTCTTTCTCCTTACAGTCGTGCGTCGATGTCGGGGATGATGCTCGCGGGTTTGAAGATCACACGGTAGTGATACACGCTAGCCTTCGCAGGTTCGAGCTGTTCCACAAAGTACGTCACGTTATCCGACAGGCCAAGGAAGTGCTTCTTGTATGAGCTAGGGCCAGTCTTACACGTGAGCGTTAACTCCCGGCTCTTGTCGTGATTGCCCAGTGCACACAGGCCCTCGATGGTCAGCATGTACTCGCCAGTGATGCCGTTGTAGAACACCACACGACGCGTGATCTCGAACATGTCCGCAGCTTGGGATAGGTTGCGCGATGCAATATCAGCATCACGACCGCACCCTGCAAGGGCGGCTGCCACTGCGCTTATCAAAATCAGTTTCTTCATTTCATTTCTCCACGGGCCACAGGTAGTTTGCGTTGCGCAGGATGTCGTCGGCCAGCTTACGTGCGGCGTGCTCGGGCAGGCTCATCACATAGTTGCCCTTGCTGACAATAACGACGCACGGTGCATTGTCTTCGTCGCTTGCCGTGCCAACGGCGACGTAGTTATTAGAGAGGTTCATTTCTTTTCCTCGCACGTACAGCGCCTGCCTTGTTCGCAGTCACCGTTGCAATTGCTCTTTGGTACGAACGTCAGCAAGTACGTGATGATGCCGCCGACAATTCCTACGATCAGCGCAATCATGAAGACCATGCCAATCAAGGTGATAAAAATCTGCCAGAGACCGTAGTCCATAGGTTTACCCAAACACTTTCTTGAGTTCTTCAAACACCGCCTTGGCCTGCTTGAGTGTGAGTGAGTTCACAAACTCTTCGGCGTTGAACTCGGTCGGTTGGTTGCCGAGCGCCGTAGGGTTGTAGTTCTCATGGGCTTCGTAGGCAGCGGCTTTAGCAGCTGCATTTTTTCTCACGTACTTGCGCTTGGGGTGCGCAGTGGCTTTACGCACTGCAGCGAGCTTGCTTGTCTTGAGCGGCGTGTATTGCGATTGCGTAGTGAACAGGCCACCACCTTCGGTTCGCATCAGCCCTTGCTTGAGCATCTGGCCCAAGATCGAAGTCGTGGAAGACTTCTTGTACCCTTGCGAGTCCAACGCATTGGCCACATCAATTCGTGTAAGGCCGGGGTGTGCTTTGACGTAATCAAACGTGGCGCGAGTCACGTTGTTCGTCGCCGTGAAAAACTTGCGGCCAGTGGGCGCCGGTGCAGCGGGGGTTTCCCATGCGCTGATGACTTTGCTCAGTTCAGATTGAATATCAGGCATTTTGTTCTCCTTACTTCTTGGGCCAGCCGAGCTTGCTCAGATCGGCTACGACGTTTGCCAGTGCTGGCAGGTTCTTGGTCGGTTCCATCTCAGTGGGGTAGTACTTCTTGAACTCGGGCAGTGCGGTCTGCAGTTGCTTGAGCGTACTGCACCCGTCGATGGCGAGGCGCAGCCGCCTGCTGGCGTGCTCGCGTGCGGTGTCTTCCTCTTGGTAGGGCTTGAGAATCTCGTCGATCTTGGTTGCGGGCACATCTCCCTTCGGTACTTGCCGGTGTTCATAGACGCCGTCGTAGGTAAGGTCTCCGACGTATTGCGTAGCGAGTGCACTCGGCGTCTTGAGATACACCTTGCGGCACTCTGGGCTCATGGCCTTGATGATTGCCTTAACGACCTCCATGCGCCGCTTGGCTTTGTCTGGCTTTGGCACATCGTTCATGATGGCGCGAACGATTGCTTCTTTGTGTAGCTTGGTCAGCTTCATTTTGTTTCTCCAGTTACTTCGGTTGTTAGTCGTGTGTCATGTACAGCACAGCCCACACCATTGCGTTGAAGTCCGATAGCGCCAACACGGAGTTGTGGTCCCACAAAGCGAACCCCATGCTAAACGCCGACATCAGTGCGGTGATTCCAGCTAAAACTTTCATGATCTAAGCTTAGAAGAGTTTGAGTTGGTCTGGGTTTTCGGGAGGTGTGTGGGGGCGCACCTTGTACGCACCCAAGTCTTCCAAGTCCCTGCGGCGCATCTCCAGCCGTTCAGCCAGAGCCTTGATTAAGCCTGCTTGGCCATCGGCCACACGCAGTAGTTCTTGGTCAGTGAGGTTGTCGTAGTTCATTGCATCTCGATAAATTCAGTGAGGTTGTGGGAGTCGTCGGTTCGGAACCAGAGGATGACCTCTGGCGGGGGCGTTAGGATAGGCCGGATTGCTCCGGCTACCTTAGCCGTAACCAGAATGTCACGTAGCCATCCCGGTGTGTTGTCGATGAATCCACGATGGGACTTCTCGATGCCGTTGTGCCAGCTTCGCAGGGTGTACTCGTCACCGCGTTGCTCGTATCTAAATTCGTGGTCGTCGGTCATTTGGTCGATGTAGTGAATGGCTCCAAGGCTGGCCCCGATGCCCATGGCTTTGCGATCTGCGAGGTACGCGTTAATCCGATTCCACGAGGCAGTGCCCGCGTCATTCCGTAGCGTTATTGGTGGTGCCGTTGTCGGTACATTCGCCATCGAAGCCCCAATCAAACGCTGCCAGTATCGCGTCGACCTTTTGTTTGGTTTGGATTCGTGTCCCATCTTCTTCTCGCAATTCTTTCGGGGTTACACCGGACAATACGCCCTCAAGCTGACGACGTGCTGACTCCAGTTTGGGGTCGTTGGTGATGTTCATCACAGTGAGCAACTCGCACAGCTCTTGTGCATTTGTCACAAGGGAATCATGGAACACGCGTTTCTTGCCGTCCTCCTCAACAACGAGCCGGTCGGACATGCGTGATAGTGCCTTGTAGAGACGATCCCACGCATCTTGCGTAGCCTGCGACACTTGTGCCTCAAGGCGGCGCTCGTACTGCTGCACCAGCTCACGCTGCACTTCGCTCTCAATGTCCAGTCGGAAGTCCCCTGCGGTAGGCAGCGGCGTGAAGGCCACGTCCATACGGAAGCGTCGGGCCACCTGCACACGGGACGGATACTCATCACGGTCAAACAACGTGCCGAGCTGGAACGCTGCGGATGCCACGAGGGTGTCGTACTTATCAAGGAACGCATCGACCAGCAATTGGAACTCGGACTGGTATCGGCCCATCGTCTTTTGGTAGTCCAGCAGTGCCGCAGTGGGCAGCAGTCGTGCGCCTTGGTCATTCCAAGGCATCGTCAGGCGGTAGTGTTCGGCCCGCGCACGGGCTTGGAACTTGGTGATGGCGTCGAGCTCTTTGCACTCAGCGAACAGGTTCTTGTACACGGACGCGGCTTTCTTGGACGCGCTGCCCTTGGCTGCGGTCACTTCGCTTTGCGTGTGCTTGTCTTGTTTGCGGCCTGAGTAGATCGCGATGTTGAGGTCAACGAGCATGGCAGCTCGTGCGACGCCAGCGACGGTGTCGGGTTTGGTTTCAGTCATGTAGTTCATGGTGTTTCCTTTGGGGGTAAAGATTCAAGTGAGTCGATGTAGCCCGCTACAACTTCAAGCGGGACGTAGGCGTACGGATCATCGTCCCCGCCACCGTAGGCCAAGAGCAGTGGGCTGGGCGGGCAGTACCACAGTTCCACTTCGTTCTCGTCGCGGCAGTAATGAGTGCCGGACTGTTGGATGGATATTTCGTAGCCGTTGCGGGTGATGAACCGCTTGCGGATGACGGTGTACCCCATATCGTTGTACAAGTTCGGGAGTGGGGAGTCGAATACAACCTTCTCCCGTGCGTAATTTCCCTCGTCTGCCAGCCACGCCTTCAGACGAGCTAAGGTTAGACCGCTCATGTCTTTTCCAATTTCATTGTGAGCTTGATGGTGTCGATGTAGTCACTGCGCATGACCTTGGCATCAAACCACTCGTCCACGTTGTTTTGCTCGATGACGGGTACGTACGACAGGCTGGAGCCTATGGTGCCCTTGTCGGTACCCACGTACTTCTCGTTGTAGTACTCCGTGCCATGCAGGAGTTCACACAGCTGCTCGATCTGCATGGCAGACAGCAGGCACTTGCGGTCATTGACCTTAACAACAAACTTCATCTTGGCTCTCCTCAATTTCAAACGTAACGTCATTCGCCTCACAAGACTCGATAAACGACTCTTCACTCGTTGCATGTTCATACGAATCCCGCAGCTCGTCGTAGATTTCCCTGCCGATACGCTGGCAGTACGCGATGATCTCCGCTTCGAGGTCTACCTCTTGGGCCTGCTCGGTAACGAGCTCCTCCCAGTCCTCATCTTCCATCCCCGCAAAGATGCCCGATGGGCCTACGTGGTACCAACCCTCTTGGAAGTCCACACGCCAGCCACGTCGATCGTCCTCGCCCGTGATGTTCATGTAGCTACCGTCCTCACTGCACGCTATGTACAGGGCTGGGTAACGCTCGGCATAAGTCGGGCCGTCCTTGCAGGTCAGCGTAGCATCCATCCACTCAGCAAGGAATACACGTCCACTGAAGGATGCGTAGTCGCCTTGGCTGTACGCGAGACGGTAGTGCAGTCGCTCAATCTCGAACCCTTTGGGTCGGTACTTTTCTTTGAACCGCTCGTGGGTGTCCTCGATGTACCAGCTGTCTTCCCACTGCCACTCAGTCCACTTGGAATACTCGCGATCGAAACGACGGCGGTCCGTCTTTTTTAATTCTGCGGCTGTAAGCTCGCGAACGCATGTACTCATGATATTGCTCCATGTTTGGTGCTGCTGTCATTTGCGCCAATGCTTTGGCTGCGTCGAGTGAATCGACGTGGAGGGGGGCTTTCTGGCTCGCATCAAAGAGAACCTGCACATGCCACCCGTTGAAGTTGTTGATGAGTGCAATCGTGAAGTTGCGGGTCTTGTGCATAAGGCTCCAGTTGTCGAAGCCTGCCTCCACCCACTCGAAGTCGTCTAAGCTTAGATGGCTCATACGTTGCAATCTATGCTGTGGCTCACGTTCAGGTAGAACTGCACGTTATTGCCGACGTGATCTTGAACTACGTCAGTGGATTCTTCGCCAACCCGAACGAACTCTGTGCAATACCCGCCTATGACGTCATCACCGTCGTTAGGGTCGCCGTTGAGCGTAGCGAGCATGTCCTCAAACCGAATGACGCCCGAGGCGGTTGAGTACCAGTTGATGTCCTTGATGTCGAACTTGAGTACTTGGTCCACGTCTATCCACTCCATGCACGAGCCAAAATCGTCCACCAACTGCTTGAATCTCGTGTTCATCAGCGTCTTGAGTTGTTCGTACTTTGCCACGCTATCGTCCCCGTCGTGTGTCATGTCCGGGTAGATCAGCGCTACTACATCGCTTCTGTATCCCATGTCATTTCTCCATCAGTACCAGCACAGTGCTGATTGCATCAATCAAGGCTTCGCCCGGCTGCACGAGGTAAATCTCCCGTGCGTATTCGTCGGGGCCGTTCGGGTTGTATTTGCGCTTGGCAAACTCGATGTACGTGCCGTTCATGGCATCGTGCACAGTGAACTGGCGCACTCGGCCCGTTGGGGGGCCATCCACCGACAGATTTGTACTCCGCAGCAACGGCTGCTGCGGGGCATCTTCCGTGAGGCGTTTAATCTTCTCGCGGTGTGCCGCACGTTGGAGCGAAGCCTCAACAAGGCGGTCAATCAATTTCTTCAGCATCACGGTCTCCAGACAAACATATCAAGCAAAACAACTACGAGTGCGAGCGTCACTACGATCGGCTCGATGTAGTCAATCAGTGGCCTGTGCCACGTACGCACCGGCTTGGCCGGGCCTTTGTATTTAGAAGAGTTCATCGCGTTTCTCCGGGTCGGCGCCAATCCACAGCACGGGAAATTCCCTGCGGCACTTGAGCATGGCTGCACGTTTACTTTTCAGCGGTTTGTTCTCGTCGACGAAGTCCCCCAACATGCTGCGTGCAAGCCATTTGTCGCGGTATTCAGGGGCGAAGTTCAAACGCTCTGCGTAAACCGGGCGAACAAACGCCACCAGCCCGCAACGTCCGTCATCTAAGGTTAGATACAGATCAATATCTTCAGGCTGGTCGTCGTGCTCGCTGTACTTCTTCCAAGTAAATTTCATGTCACACCTCGATGTGTACTGATGTACCGAACGGCGCCGAGATGCCGTTGGTTGTGATACCCCACAGCGTCGGAATGTCCGTGCTGCCCCAGTCACCCACATAACCGTCGGTCAACTGCACGATGGCGTCAGGCTTGATATTCTTCTCGCGCAGGTACTTGAACAGTACGCTGCCGTCGGTGCCGCCACCGCCTTTTGGTTTGAGGTTCTGGATTGCAAACTGGCCGTCCTCGAACGTCTGGTGCCCGGCCACTTCCGTGTCCCAATACACAACGTCGATCAGCTGCGGGTGCACGTCTTCCACAATCTTGCGCAGCTCAGATGCAAACTGATCCATCTCAGGGGAATTGAACACCGAACCCGACGTGTCGATACCGACAACCAAGCGGGTGATAGTAGTGCCGACCATAGTGGGCATGTAGATGTCTTGGCTCAGGTACCTACGGTTGGGTTTGCGCCACGATGACTCATCACGGCCTGCGCAGTACTCGGTCACGAACTCACGCAGCAGCTTGCGCCAGTCGATCTTGGGGGCCATGAGGTCACCGAACACACCGTCCTCATTGCCTGCGCCCTTGCCTGCCATCTTCTTGCGCATGATCTCGCCTTGGCGGATAGCACGTTGGATTTCGTCGGCTTGCGCTTGTTCCTTGGCCGCGTCGCCGTTGGCTTCGTTGCCATTCCAGTCATGCTCGTCCATACCCTCGCCGTCGCCACTTTGGGGCTGCTGCTGTTGTTGCTCCAGTTGTTTCTTGAGGTCTTGGTAGATCATGGCTACCGACCAGCCACGGTACTTGGGGTCGGGTTGGATGCCGAGCTTGGGCATCTTGATAAAGCCTTCGCCAGCGTCCGTATCTTGCAGGTGCAGGTTAACGAAGTGGTCGGCTGCTACGTTGGCCAGCATGGCGTTTTCCTCGTGCAGCTTGCGCCACGTCACCATGTGACGATAGGCTTTGTGTGTTGCCTCGTGCAGTACGAGGAATCGCAGCTCGGGGTCAGTGGGCATGTTCGCTTCGACGAACGTGGGGTTGTACACGACGTTCCAGCCGTCGGTTGCAGCGGTCGGCACGACGTCACTCACCGTGACCTTGCCACAGGCTAGGATGCCTGAGAACGCACAGAACTTCTTGTGCTGCATGATCGAGATGTGCGCTTTCTTGATACGGTCAGCTACTTGCATGGTGTTTCCTTTCGGTGTTGTCTAAGATTAGATGGTCAGTATGAAATGCGGATTTGGATGTGCTCGTTGTTGTCGAGCATGTCGCAGACTTTCTCTGCTCTCTCGATCAGCGCAGGGGTGCGGCATGAAATGAACACGTCTGCTATTTGCTGCGTGAGCTCTTTGTTGGAACAACGCCCTATCCAGCGTCGATCACAGTTGTGCGTAACGATGAACTTGTAGTTGTCATACCGACTACGAGTGCGGTTTTGTTGGGTCGTAACGTACGAGGGCTCTGTAAACCTCGACGCATCCTCCATCAACTCGATGAGTTGCGCAGCGTCGATCAGTTCGAGGGCCTCCTTGACTTGCTTGGGGCCGTACGTGTTGAACGGTGGCACACAAAACCCCCACAGGTTCGAGTCGACCACATGCAGGTCACGAGCCGCAGCAATCTTGACCGCCAACTGGCGAGCCTTGCTTGACCACCCACCCTTTGCATAACCTTCACGCAACATCTTCTTGACCGCGTTCTTCATGCGTGGCGTGAGTAGCGATGGGTCGATGTACACACGGTCAAGCACAACCCCCGGCATACGAATGTCCCGAGCCGTTTCAAATGCGCTCATTTTGTTGCTCCGTTCAGTCGTCGTTGGATGATGGACTCCAACAACTTGGCGTTACGCCGTTGCACCTTGTTTCTACGCAGGGCTTTGAATGCTCGCCAGATAGTGAACTTCTCACGCAGCGATAGCTCGACTTTCGCCTCGGTACCCCACGCTCCATACGAGCGCCACTCCGCACACCATAAAAGGTGGACAAACCAAAACCCATTGGCTATCCACACTGATACGCCGAGCTTCTCGTTCTTTGCGTAGTGCGCGTCATACGTCCACGTTTCATCTTCACGCAGAGACGCAGCTATTTGCGGTACGAACCCTCTCATTTCCTACCTCCTGTTGCCAGCAGGGCACGTTGCAGGCGCTCCATGTTCGTGCCCTCCACATAGTTCTTCTGGCGGGGCATGTATGCTTTGCTCATCATGCCGGGGTGCCAGTCCTTGCGCATCTTGACGATACGCGTGCCGTTTGATTGGTGTTCAATGACTAGCATGGGGTTTCTCCTTCATCAGTTGCAGCTTGATGGTGTACGCCTTGGCGTACATGGAACTGAGCACAATCAGGTGCGCTTCGTCGCAGTCAGCCATCATCAGTGCGAGGTCTTCCAGTGCGCCGTTGATCTCATCGAGTGTGTAGGTCTTAGACATCGCGCACCACCTTGATCTTCTTTGTCTCGCACAGGTCGCGCAGTACTTCGTTGGCGATCTCACTGCCTCGCTTGAGTCCCTGTCGGTACGAGCGAAGGTCAATGATAAGCAGCAGGGCAAGCGCCACACCATACGCAATCGTCTGCTCCGTGGTGGTCTCGCCGGGCATCATGTATGTGGCGGCGATGCCGATGGCAAGGTACAGGACAAAACCAGTTATATCAACGTTTTTCATTTCATCTCCAATCCAAGTTGAGAGCCCCAAGTATTTTCATGAGGCCGTAGGCTTCGTCGCGTCTAACCTTAGACGCGATTGGTTGTCGGTCGTCTACGTACAGCCCGTTGATTTGATAGGCGTATACATTCCACAGCCACGGCGCATACCAAAGTCGCGTCGGGCATAGGGCGTACAGGCCGCTATCAAGGGGCATCATGTACATGTACCCCGAGCGCATTAGAAGTACTTGCCCAGCTTGGCGGCTGCGCTGGTGAACTTACGATTGCGACAGGCCATGCCTACCTTGGACTTGTTGGTTGCCAAGGATGTGATGAACAGTGCGTGCGCCTCGAATGATTGCTCGCCCATACGCTCAGCGTATTCCATCACTGCATCGAGCGTGTCTGCATCCACACGGCTTGCCAGCATGAAGGCAAGGATGAACAGGGCGCCGACACTCGAAGGAACCTTGGTCTTGCCCGGGGCTTGCACGATGTTCTCGAACAGCGGCAGTTGGTCAGCCAGATTGACAAGGGCTTCCATGTCACGGGCAGCAGCTTCGCCTACGGTACCGGCAAGAGCTGGCAGCATCGCAGCGCCGAGCACATCACGCTGAGCGATCAGGTTGCTGGCCTTGGCCAGTGAACGCGGCGAACAGAACGCACGAATGTTGCCGGTCATGGGGTTGAAGATGTAGGGGTTCTTCTCTTTCTTGTCGAGGTCAGCGTAGCAATCAAACACTTGGGGGAATTGCTTGGCGAACGCCATGATCTCGGGAGCCACGTCGTTGTTGCTCGCCCATTGCAGCCACTCGTCAGCAGTCGGGTTGGCCACGGTCACCACAGTCATACGGTTGAACGCATGGGCTGGGATGTTGTCACCCACACCGTCGGTGTCGAGGTTAGTCGTACCGAACACGATCGAGCCAGTAGGCAGCGGCACGTCACCGATACGATGCTCAAGAATCACAGGCAGCAGCATGTTCAGCACAGGGCGGCTGGCCTTGCCCAGCTCGTCGAGCATCAGCACGACAGGCTTGTTGGAGTTCTTGCCAACACCGAATCGAGTGTTGGGTGCGTAGCTGGTCGTCATGCTTTCCTTGTCGATCACAGGCATGCCGAGGTCGCCCAGATCAAGGTTGGCCACGTCGATGTAGCACACTTGATAATCGGGCAGCTCACGTTGCAGATCGCCGAGGATGGATGACTTGCCAATACCGGGTTGACCGCGCAACAAGAGGGTATTGGATGTACCGACGTTGCGAATCAGGGTAGAGGCTTGGGCGAGAGTTACTTTCATGGTGTTTCCTTAGTTTGGATTGATTGAATTGGTGCATCGCACCGCATAGGGCAGACTCGCTACCCTACACGCTACGGTCTAAGCTTAGACTTCGGCTTTGTCCAGCTTCGCCAGTTCCCCAGCGGCTGTGCTCATCGCACGGCTCACGGCCATCATTCCGTTGAGTTCGGCTTTGACTTGCAGCAGCACATTGACTGCGATTTCTTTGGCCATGCCATCCATGAGTAGGTAGGCTGCGTCGGGGTTGCGTTTCAACAGCTTGCGTATCACAGGCAGGGCTTGCTTTTCTTCATAGGTCAGCTTGACCATTTCGAGTTTGCTCATTTGTTTACTCCTTGTCTAATCTTAGATACCCACGCTTACAGCACGGTTACGTTGGTCTTGATGACCTCGGTCATCTCTCGTGTGCATTGGCGCACGATGGCTTGGTAGGCTGCTTTGTGGTCGTCGTGGTAGGCTTTCATGCGTGATGCAAGCTCAGCCCATTGGTTGGCGTTGTGCTCTTCGGTCACGATTTTGCGCAGCGAAGCGTGGAACCACACGCTTCGCTTTGGCTCGGCCACGCCGAACAGCACAGGCCACACTTCTTTGAACCCGCAGTCTTCCATGTCTTTGCGAAACTCTGCGGTTTGGTCTCGGTCGGTTTGCTTGCGCTCAAAGAACCGCGCAGGTGATAGTAGTGTTCCCTCTGCGTCGAACTCCATGCCGTCATAGAACAGGTAGCTCTTACCCTTGGCACGCATAACATGCTGCGACATATTGAACAGCTTGCGGCTGGCCACACCACCCCACCCGAGGAAGTGCGTCATGGCTTCGTTGAGGTTGGCTTTCGTTGTGCTCGTCCACCACCCGCCCATGCTGATGGTGACGCGATTGTCTGGGGTGACTGTGATTAGGTCGGTGTTATACATCCTCACGCACATGTTGTCGCCGCGCTTGTGCACACGGAAATGATTCTTGCCGCGCTTGGTTTGATCGGCAGGGGCGTCACCCATGAACTGGCCTTTCTTGTAGGCGTGACGTTCGAGGTGGAATTTGAGTTTGGTGTACGGTGTCATGATTAGAGTCCTTGGTATCCGTGAAGTGAGATCATCATGGGCGTGGCGTCTCGTGCTTCTTCCCATGAGTTGAACGTGCCTACGTGGTGGCGGTTAATGAATAGGTGCCATTCTTGCGCGGCGGTGCATGTAATGAGTGCTTCGTCCCATCGGTAGGTGTTAGGTTCGTGGCGGGTATATCGCCATTTCCCCTTACCTGCGATACCCCACAGCTCGTTGTTCATATCGTTCTCTTGGGGTTGGTTTGTTTCAGTTGTTCAAGGTCAGTGAACAACATGTAATTCGACTTATTCAAATTCACAACAGTGTGTCTAACCTTAGATGCAGCTTTCTCACCGCATGACAGGCATGTCATGTACCCGAGGCGAGCACGGGCAGGGGGAATACGCTCTGCGTAACATGTGGTGCAGATCAAGTTATGGTAATGAGACATCGTCGTTTCCTTTCGTTGTCAGTATCAGGTTCATGAAGTCGGTGGCTTCTTGCTCGGTCTTGAACTCGGCGCGGATGGCGCCGTCGGATGTTCGGGCTATCCACCACCCGTCAATCAGCACGACCCATCCATGCACATCGTTGAATGTGCGCGCCACCTTGTAGTGCTCTTGGCTGTGCAGCGTTGACCATACGTACTTAGACATGATGTAGCCCCGCCATGAATTGAGCGAGCCGCATAGCTTCTCGCAGTGTGAGTGTGCTGCCTTGGCGCCAGTTGATGTGCAGGCCCTCATGGGCCAGCCACCGGGCCACCCATCGGTTGCCCTTCTTGGCTTTGAATACATCGGCCACGCCACGCCAGTACCCGGGGCGTGTGTACGCCACTTGGCCGTGCAGCATGATCGGATTGTCTGGTGCCCACATCATGAGTGAGTAGCCCCCGGCGTTGTTGCGTTGCCATTTAGGCTTGAAGGTTTCTTCCATAGTCTGTGTTCGCTACCATGAGGGTTACGAAGTCCATAGCTTCTTCTCGTGTGGGGAATGACGCCATGAATTGCAGGGGTTCGTACAGGTGTTGCCTGACAAATGCGTGGTAGCACACCACGTTGATGCGCGACACCGCGCCAACCGGGTAATTGGCTGACCACATGTCGATAATTGCCGCATACAGCTTGGTAGTGTTCCCACCTATGGGCCCCCAGCTAAGCTTAGATGCCTTAGTCATAGTGTGTGCTCCCGGCTATGGTCATCAGCAGGCCTTGTGCTTCTTCGAGTGTGCCCACTTGCGCTACGTATTCCATCGGCTCGCCTTGTTGCCGACGTACAAACACGGTGTATGCACTGAATGGGCGAACGCAGCTCACGCGCCCCAAGCTACGAAAGGCCTGCATTAACGTATGCGTGCGACCGCCAAACCCTTCAAGCCAATACCGCTCCTTCTGGTCAGTCATAGTGCACCCCGCCATTGGCCAGCAGAACTTTGCATACACCCATTGCTTCGTGCAGTGTCTTGTGTGATGACAGGATGTATTCTTGATCGTCGGCGCCATCGTCGAACTGCACCACATGAAAGCCCGGCACGAACGCGTACTTGCACACGCCGTAGTCCCAATGGGATACGCTATCTTCCTTGAGGTAGTCGGGCTGCCACGATACAGCGTCCTCGAATATCCTGCGCCACATGCCGTCACGCACCACGTCGTACTTGGATGAGTAGTCTTCCCAAAGAGCTTCCTCTCGGTCAGCGTCAAAGTCTGGGTAGTGTTGAATCATGCTCGTCCCCTCCACCCGCCGATGTACATCACGGTCGCTGTCTCCAGCAGGGCGTGCTTGGCTTCTTCGACGGTGGCAAACGTATGTTCTTCGGGGTAGTCCGTGGCAACTAAGAGCCCTGCTTTCACGCGGCTATCGTTAGCGTCACTCATCCACATGCAACTCACGATGAGCCCACCCTCGGCGCAGGGCTCTACCCAGCCCATGTCTATCTTGTCAATCGACAGCTCGTGCACGTCGCGTTGTCGCTTTGGTTGTACCCATTTGATCTTCATGACGTGACTCCTGCACACAACAACAGTTTGGCTGCGCGTTGTGCATCTTCTAAGCTTAGACTGGCGTCCATCAGGAGTGGCTTGGCCTCCCACCCACGCTCGAGCACCACGTAAGTGCCATCTTCTATGCGGTACATCGTGCCCATGCGTTTCATCGCTGTTGTGCCCTGCATCAGGTACAAGTTCCACGATGCCATTGGTGAGCCGTCGTGTACAACCCATGTGAATTTCATTGCTGTGCTCCCAATAGCAGCTGTGCTACGGCCTTGGCGTCGCGGGTCTTGAGGTTTTTAATTGTGGTCACGTACTCGCTGTAAACGTCAGCGGTCGTGGTATACACCCGCCAGTCTCGGCACCGGTGTTTGTTCTTGGTCTTGGTGATGTACCCGATGTAATTGCGGTACTTGTTGGCTGGGTCATACGGGTATGGTCTGTACGTCACGTAGTTCCAGCGTTCTCTGCCATTGTGCTGGGAGCGTTCCCATTGTGGGGTGTCCATGTGTTGCCTTTCTAAGATTAGATGGTGGCGCTATTGCCAACATCACAAAGAGCCCGATTGCTCAGGCTCTTCAGGATGCCACCCATTGCTGGGTGTCCTTGGACTACGATAGAGTTTGTCATGCTGATATATCCTGCTTGCGGCAGTCCCAGCATCAAGGGTTCGTGCGGATTAACGTAGAGGAACCCTCCCATTTAAGTAGTATGCGTATCATTTCCATGTTGCTGTGCTTTTCGGCAGTAGGTGACTGGCCTGTCCCTATCTCACTGCACTACTTCACACGCCACAACATGCAGGGGCTATACCCTACGTCTCGTTTCACCACGGGGAGAGATCACATATCTAAGTTAGGGGCGGCGGTGCACATGCTTGGTGTGCACTTCATCTCATACCCGCAGGTCTAGCCTAATTCCTTCTGGTCGGCTTCTGGTCTTGAGTACCAGCGACGGCTTGATCGGTCTAACCTTAGATGGGCATGAACCCAAATACTTACAGTTAAACCTAACAGAACAACTTGTTAAAGAACAAACACCGCACACATGAAAGGCTGGTGGCCGAGTGGAGAACGAATCCCCACTCGATGACTCTATTATATACTAATACTAGCCACTTGTCAAGCTTTTCAGGGTACCAGTTCGCCCAGTATGTCGGCGGTTGTCCAGTTACGTTCGGGGATTCCCGAGGGCTTAATTGTCTGGTGTGGGTTGGCCTGCACAGGGGCCCGCAGGGTGCGCACTTCGTCTTCCGCCAACTCCAGCTTGTACTTGAGGTCAGTGATAGTTGCTCGCTGTGCCTTGAACACTTCCTCAGCCTTGGCCAGCCGCTCTTTGAGCAGGACTATTTCACTCACGAGTTCTGGGGCTGCTGGGGCTGCTGGGGCTGCCGATTCCTGCGTCTGGGCTTGGGGTTCTTTACGCCCAGCTTTGTATTCCTGCAAGGCGTTCTGCAGGGTTGTGTATTGTGCCTTGAGTTCAGCGGTGCGCTCCTTGTCGTTGGCGTCCCGTGCGCTCTGCAACTCGCCAATCATTGCCTGCATGACTGCGCGTACCTTGGCGGCTTGGGCTTCTGTTTGAATTTCCATGTTGGGCTCCTGTCTAAGATTAGATGGTTGTATTACTTGCCGCCCGTTGGGCCCGGGCCTTGGCCACGATCTGCACAATGCGCACCACCGACAGCCCATACTTGACTGCCAGAACGGGGTAGGTGACCGTCCCTGCAAAGTATTCGCCCGCGATCTGGGCGTCGCGAGCCTCGTTGGATTGGCGCTTTTTGGGGGCCTTGGCTGGGGCTTCGGGCTGTGCGGCAGGGGTTTCGCTGAGTTTGGCTAAGATGTATTTGGCCGGGGTGGTTCCCAAGGCCTCAGCCGACGCAGTGATAGTAGCCCACGCATCAGGGCCTAAACCCAGCAAAAGCTTGGCCGCGTCTTGCAAACCATCAAGGGGGTCGGGGTAGCCGAGGGCTGCAAAGCGGGCAGTGAGGGAGGGGGGGAGGTCTAGGGTGATTTCCATGGTGAGGGTGAGTAAAGGTTGTAGGAGTACGTATGCTACCACAACACAAAAGGGTCGTCTAAGCTTAGATTCTAGGGGTTTACCCGAGGTTTGATGTAACATGTAACGAAAAGGGGGTAGGTTGTAACACTGGACAGTGTTACATGAGGAATGGCTTAACCATGCGGGTTGTGGAGGGATTTTTGGGTGATGTAACGGTGTAACAGCCGCGGAAGGGCTCGTACGGAAAAACACAAGGTAAAGTATGACCCCCCTCCTCCCTCCCCCCACTCAGAACACATAGGGGGGAGGAGGGGTCTAAGCTTAGATGGAGAATTTTGACGCTCGCTTAATTTTCTGCGTTACATGCGTTACAACCCTCTATATATATATATTTTTTTTTTTTTTTTTTTTATTTATTTATGTAAGTTGTTGATTCGTAACGGTTTTTTCGAGTTAGTTGTATTACGAGTTGATGTAACGCTCGCGCCTGCAATTTCCGTTACAACCCCCTGATTTG